CCCTACTTTTTTCAGTCGCGAATTTGACACCGAGGGTCAAAGCTGATCTTAATAGCCGTGCAGCGTGATGTTTCCGCAACTTGCAATCATGTGAGCTGCGGGATGGAAGCCATCACGTTGCACCCCCTTTTAAACTTCCAAAGGAGAAGATATGTCAGAACAACAATGGCCCGCCGATAAAGTCGAGCGCCGCAAGGTCGCAGAGCTTATTCCGTACGCACGAAACAGCCGCACGCACAGCGACGAGCAGGTTGGACAAATAGCTGCCTCTATCAAAGAGTGGGGCTGGACGGTCCCTGTTTTGATTGAATCAAACGGCGGTTTGATTGCAGGTCACGGGCGTATTCTTGCAGCTCAAAAGCTGGGCATTGAAGATGTCCCCTGCATGGTTGCAGAGGGATGGACCGACGCACAGAGAAAAGCATATGTGATTGCAGACAATAAGCTGGCGCTCAATTCTGGCTGGGATGACGAAATGCTCAAAGTTGAGCTTGGCGAACTGGGAGAGCTTGATTTCGACCTGTCATTGACTGGTTTTGGCCCTGACGAACTGGCGGCGTTTTTTGTTGAGGAAACCGAAGGGTTGACCGATGAGGACGCAGTGCCAGATGCCCCAGAGGTTCCCGTCACTGTCGAGGGCGATGTTTGGGTCATGGGAAAGCACCGATTGATGTGCGGTGACAGCTTAAGCATAGACGCTATGGAAAGTCTTACTCAGGGACAGCTGGTAGATATGTGGTTAACTGACCCCCCATATAACGTGGCTTATGAAGGCAAGACTAAAGACGCGCTTACCATACAAAATGATTCGATGAGCGATGAGGGGTTTCGACAGTTTTTGTCAGATGCAAACACTGCTGCAGACGCAGTCATGAAGCCCGGTGCGGTTTTTTATATATGGCACGCAGATTCAGAGGGCTACAATTTCAGAGGTGCCTGCCACGATGTGGGATGGCAGGTTCGTCAATGTTTGATCTGGAAAAAACAAACGCTTGTGATGGGTCGTCAAGATTATCACTGGAAGCACGAGACGTGCCTCTACGGGTGGAAGGGCGGTGCTGGACACCTATGGGCTACAGATCGAAAGCAAACGACAATTCTTGAGTTTGATCGCCCTAGCCGAAACACAGAACACCCAACCATGAAGCCTGTCGAGTTGTTCGAATATCAGATGCTTAACAACACAAAGGGTGGTGATCAGGTCTTGGACAGTTTTGCTGGCTCAGGAACAACGGCAATCGCCTGCGAAAAACACGGGCGATTTGCACGATTGATGGAACTTGACCCAAAATATTGCGATGTGATTGTTAATCGGTGGCAGGAATTTACAGGCCAGACAGCAACCCTAGAGGCTACAGGGAAAACATATGCGGAGTTAGCCATTGACGCGGGGACGTAAGCCGAAGCCGACTGCCATGAAGGTCGTGACAGGCAACGCAGGCCGCAGGCCACTGCCGAAAAACGAGCCTGCGCCCGTCACAATTATGGGCCACTTGCCAGAACCGCCAGACCACCTTGACCCCTACGCTATGGCCGAGTGGCACCACATATGCGGAGCATTGTTTCGATGCGGTATTCTGACCGAAATAGATGGTCGCGGGCTTGCGATGTATTGCCAAGCCTATGGGCGGTGGCAAAAAGCCGAAGAAGCGATTCAAGCGATGGCAGAAAAAAGTCCAGCAAGCGGCGGTCTAATTATCAAAACCAGCAACGGGAATATCGTTCAAAACCCAATGGTAGGGACTGCTAACACGGCAATGCGGGATGCGATGAAATACGCCGCTGAATATGGTTTGACGCCATCCAGCCGCGTTCGCCTTGGTGTGGATGCTGACAAGGCGAACGAAAAGACCCATCAGCGAGGTTCTTTCAGTGACTCACATCGTACACCAATACGCCGAGCAGGTAATGGTCTGGCAAAATTGTTGCTGGCCCGCACGTCCGCAACCAGTGCAAGCGGCACTTGGCTGACTTAACGCGCGACGGCATTTATTTCGATGAAGGCGCAGCTGACCGCGTGATTGATTTTTTGCCGAAGTCCTGCGGCTGAGTGAAGGCCAGTTTGAAGGCATCCCATTTGACCTTCATATCAGTCAGGCGTTTATTGTTGGCTCACTGTTCGGCTGGAAGTTGCCCGATGGGACACGCCGCTATCGCCGCGCCTACATTGAAATGGGAAAGGGCAACGGGAAGTCTCCGCTTGCTGGCGGTATTGGCCTTTATGGCATGATGGCTGACGGGGAGGCTGGCGCGCAGATATACGCGGCGGCGGCTAAAAAAGAGCAAGCAATGATTTGTTCCAAGACGCTGTGAAAATGGTCCGCCAGTCGCCAGTGCTTGAGCCGCGCGTCACGCCGTCGGGCGTCAACCCAGTTTGGAACCTTGCCGACTTGCGTTCAGGATCTTTCTTTCGCCCCATCAGCCGTGACAGTGGCAAGTCGGGATCTGGCCCGCGTCCGCACTTTGCGCTTTGTGATGAGGTCCACGAACACCCAGACAGAAACATCATGGAAATGCTTGAACGTGGCTTTAAATTCCGCCGCCAGCCGTTGATGTTGATGATCACAAACAGCGGGTCTGACCGCAACAGCGTTTGCTGGGAAGAACACGAACACGCCTGCGCAGTGGCCGCTGGTGATGCGACGGACGACACGACTTTTCCATATGTTTGCGCCTTGGATGAAGGCGACGACCCGCTCAATGACCCAACGTGCTGGGTCAAAGTGAACCCGATGCTGGGCGTCATCCTAAAAGAAAGTTATTTGCAAGGCGTTGTTGATCAGGCCAAGGCAATTCCAGGAAAATTGAATAGCATTTTGCGTTTGCACTTCTGCGTTTGGACAGACTCGGAAGCGGCATGGATTAGCCGCAGCGCGTGGGAAGCCTGCGAAGACCCTAACATGACGTTGGAGGACTTTGAGGGCCAACCATGTTTTATTGGGCTTGATTTGTCAGCGACTAAGGACATGACTGGCGTTGCTTATGTCTTTCCAGACGGGAAGGACGAGGACGGCAGGCCCAAGTTTGCGCTTTGCGCGCGTGGGTATACCCCAAAGGACACTTTGTCGCAACGAGAACTGACGGACAAAGCGCCCTACACTGTGTGGGAACGCGACGGCTGGCTGATTGCCCCCGCTGGCAAAGTGATCCGATATGACCACCTTGCGCACGATCTGGTGAACGCCGCGCAGCGTTTTGACGTGCAGGCAGTTTCCTATGACAAGTGGCTGATCAAGACATTTGAAAACGCGCTGGATGAAACGGGCGCAACCCTACCGTTGATTGAGCATCCGCAAGGGACGAATCAACGCAAAGACAGCCCGCTTTGGATGCCGCAGTCTGTAAACCAGTTTGAGGATCTGATTTTAGAAGGTCGGCTGCGCATCGAGGTCAATCCCGCTCTGCGCTCTGCGGTGGCATCCGCGTGCTTCTGGACGTCACCTGCTGGCCTTCGCAGGTTTGAAAAACAGCGCGCCACTGGGCGGATCGACATTGCACTCGCCGCCACGATGGCAATCGGCGCTGCGATAAACGGAGACGCTGGCCTCGTAGCTGCATCACCTTGGGACGATCCTAATTTTAGCATGGTTTCCTGATGGCTTGTCGCGTTCCGTTTCTTATGTTATTGTGGCCAAAACCATAGAGCGGTATGTTGATGGGCCTTTTTGATCGGCTAAGAAAACCAGAAGCGCGAAACCTTGAAGATCCGTCAGCGCCTGTCTCGGCGTCTGATTTCCTTCAGGTTATGGGCTGGGGCGATATGTCGTCTTCGGCAGGCATCACAGTCAACACTGACACCGCGCTTGGCGTTCCCGCTGTATGGGCTGCGGTCAACTTTTTGAGCGGAACGCTTGCGGGCTTGCCGTTGCATGTTTACCGCAAGAATGAGGACGGCAGCCGAGAACGCGTCAAAGGCCCGTTGCAGTCCATCCTGCATGACGTTGCGAACGAAAGCATGTCATCATTCGAGTGGCGCAAATATTCATTTGATCAGGTCTTCACTGGCGGGCGCAGCGTTACATATATTGAACGCACCGAAAACGGAGCGATTGCGAACCTTTACCCGCTTGATCCACAATACACGCGGGTGGAACATCGCACAGAAGGCCGCCGTCAGGTCCGCGTCTATATTCACAAGGGTCAAACCTATTCGGCAAACGAGGTTATCGACATCCCATTCATGGTGAAGTCGAACAACCTCGACGTGCGTGGCCCTATTCACACGAACCGCGACGCTATCGGCATGGCAATCGCAGCCAGTCGCTACGGGGCCAAGGCGTTTCAAAGCGGGCGGCATCCCCCCTGTTGTGCTGCAAGGTCCGTTTCAAAGCGGCGCGGCTGCACAGCGTGCTTCTGATGACGTTGCTAAGACTACTGAAAGACTAGCACGCGAAGGTCGGCCTGTGATGGCGCTGCCTATGGGCCACGAAATGAAGCCAATCGGTTTCAACCCAGAGCAAATGCAGCTTTTGGAGTTGCAGCGTTTCAGCATTGAGCAGATTGCCCGAATTTACAGCTTACCGCCAGTGTTCTTGCAAGACCTAACGCACGGCACATTCAGCAACACAGAGCAGCAAGATTTGCAATTCGTGAAACACACGATGAAGCGGTGGATCGAGCAAGTCGAGCAAGAAATGAACTTAAAGTTCTTCCCGCGTGGGTCTGAGTTTTATGTCGAGTTTAATGTTGACGGCTTGCTGCGCGGTGACTTCAAGACGCGCATGGAAGCACACGCAACGTCAATTCAAAATGGCATTCGCACACCAAACGAAGTTCGCACAGTTGAAAACCTGCCTGAGCGCGATGAAGGCGGAAACCTGATGATTCAAGGTGCAACCGTGCCGATGGGTACACAAAAAAATGGAGGCGACGATGCCTGATAAAGAGATTCGTGCGTTATCCGAAGCGCTTGAAGTCCGCGAAGAAGACGACGCGCCAGTCCGCGTGTCGGGTTATGCCGCAATCTTTGGCGAAGAAACCAACATCGCGGGCATGTTTACCGAAGTAATCGAGCGCGGCGCGTTCAAAAGTGCGATAGAGCGCGGCGACGATGTTGTTTTGTTATCAACCATGAAGGGCTGCCATTGGCACGGACGCGTTCAGGAACGCTGAAGCTGACCGAGGACGAGCGCGGCTTGTTATTGAAACAGATCTCGACCCGATGGACCCAGACGTGCGCAGCATTGTCCCTAAAATGAAGCGCGGCGATCTGGACAAATGTCTTTTTGCGTTTTGTGCCGACCCGCCAAGAGTGGGACGACAGCGGCGACATTCCAAAGCGGATGATCAAGGACGTCGAGCTTTATGACGTTTCGATTGTCACGACGCCAGCATATGCAGGCACCGAAATCGGCCTGCGCGCGCTTGAAGCGCACCGCGCCGAGCAAACGAAATCACAATCAACCCGCCGACTTCGTATGAAGGGCAGGCTGTGACGAGATAGCAGCGGACTCCCGCTGTTTTGCCTTTCCCTGCGCATTAGGCAAGCGCGTTGGCCGATCATCGAAAGATTGATTCGCCGCTTAGATGGAGGCCGAAAATGGCTGATCTGAAGACCTTGCGGGAGCAAATGGCGAATATCGCCACTGAGGCCCGCACCAAACTTTCTGAAGTGACAGACACAACAGAAGAAACCCGCGCTGCTGACATCGAGCGTGAATTTGACGCTATGATGGTCGACCACGACAAACTTGGCGCACGCGCCGAGCGTCTGGAAAAAGTTGAGACTGCATTGCGCGCAGGCGAAGCCGTTGATCTGGACAAGCGTCCAACATTTGAAAACCGTTCTGCACCTGTTGTGGATGAAGGCTTGCAGATGGATTACCGCGCGGCGTTTGCTGAAATGATTGCGGCTGGTGGCGAGGGCTACGTCGATCAAGAAGTTCGCAACGTTTTGAAGGAAAAGCGCGTTCAGACTGGTGGCACGACCACTGCTGGCGGCTTTACTGTTCCGACGGAACTGGCGTCATTTATCGAGCAAGCAATGATTGCAACTGGCCCGATGTATGGCGACGGCTTGTTCAGCGTCATTAACTCCGCTGATGGTCGCACGTTCAGCATCCCAACGGTTGATGACACAGCTTCAACCGCAGTTGCTCACACTGAAGGTACACAGCCGACAGACGACGGCGGCAAAGATGTCACGTTTGGCCAAAAATCATTGGGCGCATTTGCGTTTGATTCTGAGTGGATTCGCTGGTCAGCGGAGCTGAATGCAGACAGCATTTTGAACATGGAAAGCCTGTTGGGTAATTTGCTTGGTGAGCGCCTTGGTCGTGTTGCCAACGCAAAGCTGACCACTGGTTCAGGTTCTTCTGACGTTGAAGGCATCGTGACAAACTCGGCAGAAGGTAAAGTTGCAGCAGCAACCAACGCCATCACAGCCGACGAAATCATTGACCTGATTCACTCTGTTGATCCGTCCTACCGCTCTTCACCTAATACTGCGATTATGATGGCCGATCCTACATTGGCAGCGATTCGCAAGTTGAAGGATGGCAACGGGAATTATCTGTGGCAGATGGGCAACTATCAAGCTGGCATCCCGCAGAACATTCTGGGCTACAACGTCGCGGTCAATCAGTCGATGGCAAACGTGGGTTCTGGCGTCGATTCAAAGGTCATGTTGTTCGGTGACATGTCCAAGTTTTACGTCCGCAAAGTAGCGCAGCCTTCGCTTTACGTTGCGCGTGAACGCTTCGCACCTGACTTCGGTATCTTGGGCTACATTCGTTTCGATGGCGTGCTTGCCAACGTAAACGCAATTAAGCACCTTGCACTGGCCGCATCGTAAAGTCAGTTTTTTGGTGGGGCGGCAAGTTCGCCCCACTTACCAAGCTGAACCAAAGGAGGCAGTCATGCCAAAGGTAAAACTATTGACGTCTATGGCGGGCATTGATTTCTCGCACAATTCTGGCGATATTATTGATTGCAACGAAGCGGAAGCTGTAAGGTTTGTCAAAGCTGGCATCGCTGAAGCTGTCGCGGCACCGACATCAAAGGTCGAGCGCGCAGTCAAAAAAACAGTCACCCGCAAAGCGATTTCTGAGGAATAAGAATGGCCCAGCCTTTGCAAACATACAACGCATTGCAGCGAGTCACAGCGCCAACGACAGCGCCTATTACGCTTTCTGAAGTGAAGGCACAGCTGCGGGTTGAAGGGCCAGACGATGATGTCTTGCTGATGCGGCTGATAAATGTTGCGACGGCGTACACGGACGCAAAAGGCGCACTTGGTCAAGCCATGATCACGCAGACATGGGCGCAGTGGATGGGGCCAAACCCGACGCAAAGCATTAGGTTGATGCTTGGACCCGTCCAATCAATTTCTGCGGTGAAGTATTACGACCATACGATGGTGCCTTGCAGACCGACGTGGTTGGCAACTATCAGGTTTTCGGCACAGACTTTGCAAAGACAATCGAGCCAAAGTCAGGCAAAAGCTGGCCCGTTGCGCAAGACCGCTCGGACGCTATCGCCGTTGAGTACATCACTGGCTACGGCGACGCAGATACCGACGTTCCTGACACAATTAGACACGCGATGATGCTTATGGTCGGCCATTGGTATGATAACCGAGAACAAACAGGATTCGACGAGCTGTCAAACATTCCCTTCGGATACGAAGCACTGTTAAACATGCATCGCGACTCTTGGTATGGTTAGGGCTGGCACCTTAAATGAGCGCGCCACGTTTCAGCAGCTTACAGCGGGCGTTGTTGACGAATATGGCAATAGCTATACGGGGTGGAAAGCCGTGGGTTCTAGGTCGGTTGACCTGCGAGAGCGCACGGGCAAAGAAGCCATTGAGGGCGGCGCTTTGGCTGACGTCAGTATGGCTACCATGCGATGCCGATCAGACAGCTTTACGGACACAGTGACAACTGCCAACCGTGTCGTTATTCGTGGCTACACTTGGGCCGTTAAGAATGTTATGAAGCCAGATTCAAAGAACATCATGGTCGAATTTCTGATCGAACGCGGGGTGGCAACGTGAAAATCACTGGTCAAAAAAAGTTGATGAAGCAATTCAAAGACCTGCCTGTCGAAACGCACACTGCGCTGAAAAAGTCGCTATACAACAACGCGAAGTTCGGCGCTCGCAAGGCAAAGGCTATTGTCCCTGTGGACAAGGGTGCCCTGAAAGCTGGCATAAATGCACAAGTCACTGAAAGCGAAAAAGGGCATATTTGCGTTTATAAACTTCAGCGATGGGTCAAAAGCTGACGCAATAAAGGTTGGGGCGGTCAACTACGGGCGCAAAGGGTCCAGCGGCGGTTACGGTTTCATAAAGTACACGAAAAACATTGTTGGGGCGCGCAGTGCTAACGCGGTGAAGCGGGCAATCAACAAGGCGATAAAGGATGCGGTCAATGGCTGATGGGTTTATCTTGGCCTTGCAAAAAGGTTTGCGCGCTGCATTGGTTGCCGACACGGACATTTCTGCGATTGTATCGACGCGCGTTTATGATGAGCCGCCACAGCCTGTTGTCTTCCCATACATCCGCTTCGGCGACATTAGCCCAAACGTTTTTGACACTGACACAACGCTTGGAGCACTGGTCGACGTCAGTATTCAGGCGCACAGCAGATCCGCATCAGGCCGCGTTGAAGCTGCACAGATGGCAGAGACGGTCCGCGCTGCGTTGCACCGTCAAGAAGCGTCAGTGACGGTCGCAGGTCATAATTTGGTTGAATTGATATTTGAAGGAATATTGGTTACAACTGACACAGATGGGCGTGGTCATACGGCTGTCGTCTCACTTCAAGCAATGCTTGAGGAAACCGCCTAAACCGCGCAGTGGGCTTGCGCTTGAAAAATGGAGGCCATCATGGCTAAACAACTAGGACGTGCCTTGCTGGTCAAGATCGGCGACGGCGAAGGCACAGAAGCGTTCACAAACCTTTGCGGGTTAAATTCAAAGTCTTTGACGATCAACAATTCGTCCATTGACGTGACAACACCCGACTGTACTGCACCCGAAGGCGCATTGTGGACACAAACGTTGGCTGGCCTTAAAAATGTCTCCGTCAGCGGTGACGGATTCTTTGAAGACAGCACAGCGGAAGCCCGCATGAACACAGTTGCCATGAGCGCAGACAATTCTGTGAACATGCAAATCGTTGTTCCTGACTTCGGCACCTACGCGAGCGCGTACCGCATTTCATCGCTAGAATTTGGCGGCGAATCTGAAGGTGGCGTGACTTACTCCCTGAGTCTTGAAAGCAACGGCGCTGTCACGTTTACGGCTGCCTAATGAGCATTGCTGCTGAAGCATTGCGTGGGGGTGTCGCTGAGTATATTGGCGACACCTCTTACCAGTTCACACTGCGCAATCGAGAGATTGAACGCTTTGAAGACAAGCATCGCGGCATCTTTGATTTGTGGGATGGGTTCTTCGGACGCGGGACCAAGCCAACATCTACCGAGGTGCGTGATATTATCGCGCTGGCCCTTGTCGGCGGCGGCAAAAAAGATCACGAAGCTGATGAAATCGTATCTAGCTGCGGACCTGATGATCTAATGCGGCTATATCAAATAGCGCAAGCTGTCGTGGGGGTTGCGTTCATGCCAGACGCGGTTGATGACGCAAAAAAAAGACGGAAGCGGACCTCAACCTAGAAAATTGAACGTCCGCGCTATGATTGCAAACGGGATTGTCATTGGGTTACGCCCAGAAGAAATTCGTGATATGATCCCGAAAGACACATGGCTTATTTTTGAAGGTTGGAGCGAAGCGCACAGCCCAAAAAAAGCGGGCGATGACGCGATGACGGCGGATCAGTTCCGCGAACTTGTGAGGCGAGTAGATGGCAATTAATGCTGAAAAGCTAAACATCATTTTGTCGGCCCGTGACAAAGAGTTTACGAAGGCGATGGACCGTAGCGAGAAGCGGGTTGCGTACTTTGCTAAAAAATCACAGAAAAACCTGTCTAAGACGGGGCAGTCATTCAATGCGCTTGGCGAAGCGGCAAAGCGATTGGGTCCAGCGCTGCTCGCTGCGTTTAGCGTACAGGCATTTAAAGGCGCTGTTGATTCGGCGATCCAAATTGATAACTTGTCAACTCTTGCTGGCGTTAGCGTAGAGAGGTTCCAAGTCCTTTCAATGGCGACTTCTCAATTTGGAATAGAGCAAGAAAAACTGGCCGACATCTTAAAAGATGTGAACGACAAATTTGGTGATTTCACGCAAACAGGCGCTGGCCCGCTTGCTGACTTCTTCGAAAACATTGCGCCAAAGGTCGGGTTGACCGCATCTGCGTTTGCGGACCTGTCATCTGAAAACAAGCTGGGCGCTTACATTTCTGCCCTTGAAGAAGCCAACGTGACACAATCCGAAATGACTTTCTACATGGAGGCCCTCGCCAGTGACAGCACAGCACTGGTCGCGGCGTTTGAAAATAACTCTGCCGCAATCAAAGACATGGATCAGCGGGCCTCCGAGCTTGGCGGGGTTCTCGATAAAGAAACGACTGCAAAGGCTAGGGAAGCCAAGGTCGAACTTGGCCTGATGTCGAAGGTAATATCCGCAAACCTGTCTCAGGCTCTTTTGGACATCGCGCCACTAGCGATAGGCGCGGCGGACGCAATTGCCAAAATCGCCTCCGCGCTTAACAGTCTTGGATACTCGGCCACCAGTTCAATGAACGCGGACCAAGTGCGGGCGTTGGCGGCAGAGTATAAAGATGTAGGCAAAGAGCTATCTGCTGTGACGCAGGCGCAAGCAGCATACAACGCAAATGTTGCAGAATTTGGCCAAGATTCCGGTAGAGCAGCAGCATGGGCGAAGAAGCTAGCAACCGCCGAAGGAAACTTGGCGGCGGCGGTCAAAAAACGTCAAGACAGACAGGCTGGCCAGCAAGGTCTAAACGATGGCGTGAGAATAATAAGGGCCGAAACAGACGCGCTCAAAGAACAAAGCAGATTGCGCGGAATGGGTGCAGAAGCTGTGGAGCGCTTGCGCATCGAAAAACAGAGATCGGCTTATGAGGCGTCATTGTTTAGTGACCTTGAAAAAGCCAGCGCCATTTCGTCGGCCTACTTTACTGACGAGCAACGCAATCAGATCACTGCACTCGGCGACGCTTACGAGAAAGCGGCTTTGTCAGCCAGCCTTATTCTAAACCCAGTGAAGTCTGCTGGCGCTGCCACGAAATAGTCAAAGAAGAAGCAATTTCTGACAAAAGATGCTTACGAGGATATGCTGGAAAAAATGCTTGAAGCATCGCCAGCGTTGAAGGCTTTGGGCTTTGATGTCGAGGGTCTTGGCAGTGTGATGTCGTCCGTGGAAAACAGCATGGAGAGCGCGTTCATGTCTATGATCGACGGTACGTCAAGTGCGTCTGATGCCTTCAAGTCGATGGCGTCCAGCATCATTAAAGAACTTTACCGCGTTCTTGTGGTAAAAAAGATCACTGGCTTCATAACTGGCGCAATAGGCGGCCTTGCTGGCGGAGGGGCTAGCGTTGGCGGCGGCGGGAAGGCATCAGGCGGCCCAGTTAAGGCTGGCCAATCGTACATGACAGGCGAGCATGGCCGTGAGCTGTTTGTGCCTCAAGTTAATGGCAGGGTTCTGAGCGCGGCTCAAACCAACAACGCGGCGGCTGGCGGCGGCGGCGGGGTAACAGTCATTCAAAATAACACATTTGGAAGCGGCGTCAGTCGTGCCGAAGTGAAACGCGATGCTGCCAAAAATGGTTGAGGCAACAAAATCAGCGGTCGTGGATGCAAAGCTACGCGGCGGCTCTTACGGAAGGTCGTTCGCATAATGGCTATTACATACCCACTTTCACTTCCGACGCATGTTACTCCGCGAACTATTGAGTTGCGTGCAGTCAACGCTGTTGCTTACAGCATTTCTCCGTTTACGTTCGCAGGGCAGACACACGCCTACGCTGGTCAGATGTGGCAGGTAGATGTCGCACTGCCTCAGATGAGGCGCGAACATGCGAGCATCTGGATCGCGTGGCTTGTCAGCCTGAAGGGGGCAAACTGGTCGGTTCTTGATCGGCGATCCAACATGCACAGCACCGCAAGGCGCGGCAGGCACAAATGCTGGGTCGCCTACCATTACGGGACAAACGGGTGAGACAATAGCGGTGACGGGGGCGGCGGCGAGCGAGACGGATTGGCTTATTGCTGGCGACTACATCCAGATCGGAGCAGCGTCAACATCAACGCTTCATCAGGTTTTAGAAACCGCAAGCACTGACGCTTCTGGCAATGTCACGCTTGAGGTTTGGCCGAGCGTCCGTGGGACAAGAACAGGCGACATCACAGTCAACAACCCAGTTGGGAATTTCAGGCTTGCAGTAAATAGCCAATCTTGGACAGTCAGCGAGGCGTCAACTTATGGCATCACGTTTGGCGCGGTGGAGGCAATATGAGCCGCACGGTTCCAGCATCTTTGCTTGCCGCGTGGTCTGGGGATGTGGCTCACCCATACTTTGCAGTTGAGTTTTTACTTACAAGCGCGGCACTGCGTTTTTGGAGCGGCTACGGTGACCGCACGATTGGCGACAATGTTTACACTGGCGCAGGCGAGTTGATTTCCATTAGTGGGCTTGAAGAAGTCAACGATATGTCGGCAAAGGCACTGACAATAAGCCTTAGTGGGATGTCGGGCACGGTCATCAGTATGGCCTTGCAGGAACCATATCAGCGACGAAAATGCCGCGTTTATTTTGGCGACACGTCGGTGGCGGATGTTGTCGAGGTGTTCACTGGCAGCTTAAACAAAATGACCATTGCTGACAGCGCAAGCTCAGGGACGGTCACAGTTCTTGTCGACAGCAAAAATGGTCGAGGCAGATAGATCCTCAAATAGGCGATACACCAGCGAAACCAAAAGGCGCGGTTTTCGGGTGACACCTTCTTCGATTATGTTGCGCCAATCCAAGATTCGGAGATCTCATGGGGCCGCAAAAGCAGTTAAATAGCTACGTTAAGCGCGTCAGGGACACACCATTCAAGTGGGGCCATCACGACTGTTTAACATTCACCAACGGCGCATGGAGGTCTATGCACGGGCGCGGGTGGGCTGATGACTGGCTGGGTCGCTATATGGTCGAAACCTCATACGGCGAACGCCCTATGCGCGGGGATCAGCTCAGAAGTGAATTTGGCTTTTTTTCATTCATTGAGGCAGTGGACAAAAAACTGACGCGGGTTGATTGCGTGCCACCACGCGGCGCGCTTGTCGTAACGGACAAGGCTGAAAAGTGGGGGATTGGTTACGGAATGGGAATTTGTATGGGCATCAAGGCGGCGTTTCTTTCCCGCAAAGGTGTGATATACATGCCCGTGACAGATATTGCGAAGGCGTGGATATGAAAGACGGCCCATACAATGTAATGCGCTATTCCGATTGGGACCGCGCGCCGCGTGACCCAGTTACTATTGGGACGGCCATTATTACAGGACTCGGCGGGACAACCGCCTTGGCTGGGACGACCGTTGCGTTCGGGCTTACGGTCGGCGGAATTGTTGGATACCTCGCCATTAGTGTAGTCACGTCTTGGGCGCTGCAAGCGCTAGCCCCCAAGCAAGACTTTGGCGCGGTCGGATCGCAGGGAATACTTGTAAACCAAAAGAACCCAATATCGCCGCATCAGTTTGTCTATGGTCAGGCCCGCGTTGGTGGAACAATAACATATTATGAGACGACGGGCGGAAACAATAAATTCCTGCACCAGATCATCACGCTGGCTGGGCATGAAACTGAAGAAATAGGCGACATCTATATCAACGATGAGGTTGTTACTTGGAAAGCCAGCACTGGGCTTGTTGGCGGGCGGTGGAACAACAAGATCCGCATCCGCAAGCACCTTGGGGATCAAACGTCGCCCGATGCTGACCTCTTGGCTGAAAGTGATCAAATAGATGGGTCTTTTGTTGGCAGTGGGATTTCATATCTTTACGTGCGATACGAATTTGACCAAGATGTATTCGCTAACGGAATACCGTTGATCACGGCGGTGGTTAAAGGGAAGAAGGTTTACGACCCTCGCACGGCGGCGACGGCATACAGTGCGAATGCTGCCTTGTGCGTCAGGGATTACATCACTAGCGCATATGGGCTGCAAGACGCCGATGTCGATGACACGGTGTTTTCTGTGGCTGCTAATGTTTGCGACGAAGTTATCACTTTGGCTGACGGCGGGACTGAGGTCAGATATGCGATGAACGGCGTTGTCAGCGGCGGCGTCAGTCATTCGTCGATCTTGGGGCAAATGATGACTGCCTGCGCTGGCACATTATTCTGGGGTGCGGGCCAGTGGAAGCTGATCGCAGCAGATTATGTTGCCCCGACGAAAGTGTTGACGCTGGATGACCTGCGCAGCGGTATTGACTTGGATACCAGAACCAACTTGCGGGATCAGTTTAACGCCGTGCAGGGCACGTTTAACAACGCCGAAGCTCGGTGGATAACGACAGACTACCCGCCCTTGACCTCGACGGCGTTTCAAATAGAGGACGGCGGGGAGCAGACTTCGCTTGATATGCAGCTTCCATTAACAACCAGCGGCTCAGCGGCTCAGCGGATTGCTAAGTTGACGCTATTCCGAGCGCGTGAGCAAATGACTTTCAACGCTGACTTCGGGTTGAACGCTCTTGATGTTGAGGTTGGCGAAATCATTGCGCTGACTATCGAGCGTTATGGCTGGGACGAAAAGAGTTGAAGTCGCCGCTTGGAAGTTCGGCCCAAACGGCCAAGCTGGAGATCTTCGTGTGACCTTAACTCTGAGGGAAACGTCCGAAGCGGCCTTTGACTGGAACGCCGAAGAAAACGACATCATCAGCAACAACACTAATTTGCTTTCATTTACTGAAGTTCCGCCTGTCGGCTTATCGTCTGAAGTCAGAACGCAGGTCATTCGTGAAAAGCTGACCAACATTATCACAATCACGGTGACATCGGGGGCCAGCGAGCGGGTCGACTACGTTGAGGCCGAGTTTAAGGTTTCAACCAATTCGAGCTGGATCAGCTTGGGGACGGGGCAGCTTGGCGAATTTGAGGCGATTGATCTGGACGACGGCGACTATGACTTTCGCGCCCGTGCAATCAGCGCTTTCGGCGTGAAGGGCGATTGGGAATACTTGAACAACGTAAACGCCAGCGGTCTTCTCGAACCGCCATCTGACGTTTCCAACTTTACGGCCGAGGTCAACGGCTCAGTCATCACCTTCGATTGGGATGCAGTCCCCGACCTAGACCTTTCGTTCTACCGTATTAGGTTTACACCTGATTTGACTGGGGCTACATGGGCCAACTCAACTACCTATGTAAACAAAGTTCCTCGTCCAGCCTCTACAGTATCAGCTCCAGCTAAGTCTGGCAGCTATACCATCAGGGCTTACGACAAGTCAGGCATTGCGTCCATCAACTACACGGCTACGATTGTATTGCCTGCTGATATTGAGCCTTTTGCTAACACAGTGTCCCTGACAGACAGCACAGCCTTCACAGGGACCAAGACAAGCGTGGAAGTGGTTGGGTCCAGTTTAAGGATAACTGACTACACCCCAGTCGCCTCAGACGGTGAATATTTCTTTAGCAGCTACCTTGAGACCTTAGACAATGCAGTACATAGGTCTAGGGTTTACGTTAGTGCGGTTACACTAAGGCATGACAGTTCAGCAGGCTTATTTGATGACCAGAGTGGCTTTTTTGATGATGCGCCAGGCTTTTTTGATGACTTAGGTGGTGCAAGTCAGTTCGCTGATACTGACATCATAGCTTTTGTATCCACCACACAAGACGATCCATCAGGCACACCAACTTGGACAGACTACTCTCGCATTAACGTAGCTGACATAAGCGCGAGAGCCTACCGATTCAAAATTAAGCTGGCTTCCACAGCTTCCAACATAACCCCCAGCGTAACCGACCTAACCGCATATGTGGAGTATAACTAATGTCGCAAAACGACTTCGTAATAAACAACGATTCCTTCCCTGCAACTCGTGCTGACTTAACTTCCGCGTTCCAAGCGGCGGCTAGCAACAGCAGCGGAGCAACGGAACCTACAACCACTTATGCCAACATGTTCTGGTATGACACAGACAACAATACCTTGAAGATTCTTTCAGAAGCCAAGGACGCTTGGATCAGTGTTGGGTACTTAAACCAGTCTACAAACGAATTTAGCCTGTTTGATGACACTAAGGTGGTCAATTCCTCTGGTACACAGACGGCCCTTCTGGGGGATCAAGCTACCGCTTCTTGGGAAGCTGGAACATCAACCACAGAAAGCCTTGTGTCACCAGATAAGGTTAAAGCTGCTATAGTTGCTAACGTCCCAACGTCTACATTAAAGGCTTGGGGGAGTTTTACGGCAACAACTGGTGCCATTTTGGCGTCAGACAATGTTGCGTCTATTAACCGTACTGCACAAGGTTCTTACGTCGTAACTTTTACTACGGGGATGGGGTCTTCTCACTATGCAGTAACTACGGGATTTGAAACGTCCAATGCTGACGCAAGATACCACGTATCCGTACACTCTAAAAACGCATCCCTTATTAACCTGCGATCTGCCTTCATAAACCAAGCAGTAGAGCCTACAACGATCAACTTCGCGGTGCACGCGCAGTAAAACCATAAGAGTACAAACATGGCTGCACATAAAGACAATACGAGAACTGCCACCTTTGAATCTCATCCGACTTGTGCTAGGATGCGAGGAATTATAACCAAACGGAGGCCGACATGGCAACCCTGAATGATCGCGTCTTTGACAACGGGCTTACCGTTCTTGATACAGAGGCAAACAAAATCGTCATCACCTCGCAAGCGGCGACAACCTACACCGAAGCGAATGCAACCTATGCTCTAGGTGACAGCACGTCACTTTCCATCAGCGCACCGCAAGATCGCTCTGGCGGCGGACGTGAGGTTGTTGTCACAGCTATCACTGACGGCTCTGTCACTGGTACAGGCACGGCAACGCACTATGCCATTATTGACACAGTGAACACCAGATTGCTTGCAGTCAGCACATTAACGGCTTCACAGGCGGTTACTGACGGCAACACGTTCACGCTGTCCTCCGTCTCCATCGGCATCCCTGATCCTGCATAAGGCGTAAATAATGGTCACTTTCGTAAATAGAGCCAAGGTAGCAACCGCCACAACTGGCACAGGTACAATCACGCTTGGCGCTGCTGAGAGTGGCTATCAGACGTTCGCTGATGCTGGCGTCTCCAATGCCAATGTGGTCCGATACATTATTGAGGATGGGGACGCTTGGGAGATTGGTTTAGGAACCTACACGACAACAGGCACCTCCCTTTCTCGAGCGCTTGATGAAAGCTCCACAGGTTCACTGTTAAGCCTTTCCGGCGACGCTGTGGTTTATGTCACTGCCGCTGGCGTGGACATACAACAGCCACCATCTGAAGGCGCTTTTGCCAATGGCGACAAGACCAAGTTGAACGGGATCGAAGCGAGTGCCGATGTGACGGACGCCGCAAATGTCGCTGCCGCTGGTGCCTTAATGGACAGTGAGCTTACAGATATCGCTTCAGTTAAAGCGTTAGACCAAGGCTTGGCTACAACTGATGACCCTAAGTTCACTGATGTTGAGCTAACAGCTATCGCAGCCTCTAAGGCCATCACAATGGTTGATGGTTTCGTCTACAGGACTTCCGAAGACTCGGACGGTGGTGCATGGCGCAATCGCACACAAGGCACGTCATGGTACAAAGAGACGCTGAACACAGCTACACGAGGAGCTACACGTAAGTTCCCATCTGTTGCTATTATTATTGCTGAAAGCGACAAGGTTACGATCTTTGATGGCGATGATCCCACGTTGCCGATGTGGATGGTTTTCAGTCAAAATGGCTGGGGGTCAGGTTTGCCTTGTCGTTTGGGCGCTGGCTCAGTGTCCTCTGTTAAGATTCTTAACGGCACTTTAGTTATGTCAAGTAATGGCACCACCGCATCAGGTTTAACCATAGTTAGGTTTACCAGCGACGACGGTGAAGTTTTGACGGGATCTGGGTTTAACTTTAATTTCATAGTTCCTGTTAATATTTCTCAACGTAATGACGTTGGCACAAACACGGCGGTATCTGGTGGGACAAGGTTAGTTAGCAATTTATGCAACGACGTAGCAATGACCGTGCTGCCCAATGCACCTATTGATTCAGCTACAGGTTTGCAGGTTCCAACTATTGCACTAGCGACTGCGGGTGGTGTGAGTGTTATTACGGATACTGGCGCTGTGTTTGACTATACTGTTGCAGCGTATGCGTTTAATTATGTCGACCTGATTGGTAACAGACTTTACGGTAGCTTTTATACAGGGGCAATAGACCAGCTCGACGTGATTGACATTCCCACATCAGATGTCACTAACTCTACTGCCCAAAACCGTAACACTTACAACGCTTCTCAGTCTAGCATGGCGATTAACGGGACAGACCAAACTAGCTTAAACAACAACGTGGTAGGCACAACGGAAGGAATAACTATTCTTTCGGGAGAGACAAGCGACGGCATGGTCGCCTACACAGCGTCAGACTACGCCACTGGCTACATGGTCGGTGACATCCAAGGTGCGTTCCTTGCGTCAACTGATGATACTGATTTGGTTGGTAGTGAGTTGGTTACTAATGGGGAAGACTGGACGGGCGCAACGGGTAATACGCCACCTACTGGCTGGACAAAAGCTGGAACGCTTACGCAGTATACCATCGTATCAGGTGCGCTACAAATTGACCGTAATGGCCAAGATGGTAGTAATACTGTACAGACACTTAGCTCCTCGAACGTTGTCGGTAAAACATATGTGCTGTCTTTTGACGTTGTTAACGATGGAGGTGGAGATGTGTATGTGGCTATTACAGGTGGTACTACATACAACGCATCTGGAACAGGTGTTCAGACAATAACCTATGTCGCAACAAACCAATCACCTAGAATTGATATTCGTCCTTCATCTTTAGCGGTACAAGTCATAATCATTGACAGTGTTCGCCACCGCCTTGCCGACGAAGACAGATCAGTCAACGCCAACGGCCTAGCTACATTCGGCACAGTCACAAAGACAGCAGTGGCGACTGGCGCTGAACTTATGGCGTACTCAGGGTTCTCCTCAAGCAACTACCTTGAGCAGCCGTACAATAGTGATCTGGACTTTGGTACAGGTGACTTTAGTGTGTGTGGGTGGGTCTCGTCTGACGTACGTACTCAAGTCTTTTTTGACAGAGGCGCAGTATCAAGCAGCAGATTGGCTTTGTTCGTCATAACAGGAAATTGGTATGTCGCATGTAGTGCTAGCGGAGCGGCTATCGGTACAGGTGTCCCTTTCAGCACAGGTCTAAAGCGCGTACACCTCGTCAGACGTTCTGGGGTTCTGTGTTTATACGTAAATGATGTTTTGGTGTACTCGGTGGCAAATGTAGAGAACATCAGTAACACAGCGGCCTCCGTATTCTTTGGTAATTCGTTTGGCCTTACCGCGCCAGCTACGGGGGCCACGCTAGCCCTCTGGCGCGTTTCAGCAACAGCACCAAGCGCAGAGCAAATCGCTAAGTCCTACCGTGATGAACTACCACTGTTCCAAGAGAACGCAGCTTGCACATTATATGGCACGTCAGACGCAGTGACAGCCCTAGCACACGACGATGTAACTGACCTACTGCACGTCGGTACATCAGCAGGGCGGTCAACATTCTCAGGCTTGCAGCGAGTTTCAAATACAACAACAGCGGTTGCGGTGGCGATAGCAGCAAGCGACGACATGATTGTGGAAGGATAAGAGTATGACCGTACTGATAACAAAACCAGCGATTAACCTTCGGGAAACATTGGCTTCCCTGAGAGATCAGGGTGGATACCAAGAGGAGGTTTTTAGGTTCGACAACCTTGTGACTAATGGAGATTTTGCTAGTGATACTGGTTGGACTAAGGGGACTGGATGGACAATAACGGGGGGTAAGCAGTCGCTACAAATGCTCCTGTCAACTCGTCTATCACATCAACCAAGTTCGCAACTGAAGTTGGGAAAACTTACTTAGGCTCCTTTGACGTAAATGATTACACTGATGGCGGAGTTAGGATGATTGTTAGGTCCGATGCTGGGATTTATCCTGATCACGGACGCTAAAACTTCTACAGGTGTGGTATCTGGTTCTTTTGTCGCAACAACTACAGAGTCAACAATTGAAGCTCAGGCACGGAACTCGGCCACTAACCTATCGTTTGACAACGTATCAACTTACCAAACAGACGGCACAGACATTATTCACGTACTACCAAACGGATGGTACCCTCAAGAAGTCTTTATTGACGGGCTGCTTGTGGATGAAGGCGCGGGCGATGATTACATAATTGACACGGACGGTTTCAGAACTTGGATCAAGCCCACAGTGGCCCCTGGAGTTCTAACCCGAACAAGAATTAAGGCGGTGAAAGTATGAGTATATTTGTAACCAAAGGTGACGCGCCTCTGACATCTGCACAGCTTGAGAACAGGGCGCAGTCGTACATAAACCGCAGTTGGACAAGCCAAGCCCGTGAGCAGTCTATTCGGAAATGTGACGGTGTGTTTGATGCTTTTATGTTGACGTTCTCAAACAACCATGACGTCAACACTGTGAACAATACGTTTAACTATCAAATGGGTGAATACCGAAAAGCTACCTCACGTCTGGCGAAATACATCTTAGCCGATGGTCGTCCAGAGATAACAGAGCAACAGCCTACAGGCGAAAAGTTATATAACGAGGAAACTGGGGAGTATGCTGACGTAATGCACGAGGTCGTGGTGCAGACGTTTATTGAAGCTCTTGAGGCCACAGTTGAGCAAACCACCTACGACGATGAGGGTGTAGCAACGACAGCCACAGTGACCAACCCTTTGATCGTGACTGACGAGGCTGAACGTGAGGACGCGCAGTTCATCTTGGAGAACACCCCCCCGCCGTGGTGGATTATCAGATTTGACATTGACCATGCAATACTCTTTCAAAATATCATCCAAAGGTTAAGGGCAGCATGATGCAGGACGATGCAAGACTCGCAAGAATTGAAGCCAAGCTCGACCAAATGGGGGAAGCTATCGTTTCGCTTGCGCGTGTCGAGGAACGTATGGTCACGCTGTTTAATCGGCTCGACGCCATCGACGAAGACCTGCCCGACGTGCCTCGGCCTATCGAAGATCTTATCCGCAATGCGCGAATGTTTCGTGACGATCTGCTTTATCAAACCGACTGGGCAGGCAGCTCTGATATAGTCATGTCCACTGCTATGACAGGCTATCGTCAGGCGCTTCGTGATGTGCCGCAGCAAACGGAATTTCCACACAGTATAATTTGGCCCATCAAACCGGAGTAAGTCATGCTAGGATTTTCCCCTCTCGCCTCTGCGCCTCTCGGAGATGATGGGGCTGATGTTGTATATTTAATCAGCGCCGACAGCATAGCAACGGGCCAGCCTGTCATATCCGCTTCGTCTATTGGCCAACAACATTCCATAATTGCGAGCGACATTACCACGGGTCCGCCTTCGGTTGCTGGCATTACAATGTCAGAACGGGAAACGCTCAACTCCGATCCCATCACGGCGGGTTCACCGAGGATCGGCATTGCGACGTTTACCCAAGATCACGCATTGCTTCTTTCCGAAATCGCCACGGGCCGTCCTACAGCTTCGGCATCAGCCTTTGTCCAAGGCCAAACCTTTGTTGCTGCCAATATCGCCACAGCGCCTCCTACAGCGTCAATCGCTGTTCTGATTGAGAACCTTGTTCTGGGTGGTGAAGGCATCACTACGGGTGAGCCTACCGCTTCTGATGGTGCCGTAAACCAAAGCCACGTTCTTATGCCGGAAAGCATAACGACTGGTCATCCTATTATTGCTCAGTCAACTGTTACCACTTATCTGCTCAGTGATAGCATCGTCACGGGCGTCCCATTTGTGGGCAGTCTGACCATCAACCCCAGCAGGCGGCGGGCAGTCCACGTTTCCGATCCATCAAACAACTTCGCAGTGGTGACTATCGGCGAAAATGCGTGTATTCTGTCAGTGTCTGAATCAAATGAGGCTGCATAAATGACCTTTTATATCAAGCGAAACGATACAAGCCCAGCCATGCTGGCCACGTTGCAAGATGCAAGCGGGGTCGCGATAGACATCACGGCGGCTTCTGTTCGGTTTCATATGTGGCCGATCAGCTCAAGGGTCATTAAGGTTGACGCGGCGGCCACAATCGTCACGGCGCTTGACGGGATTGTCCGATATGATTGGGTTGGTGCGGACACTGACGCCATCGGATCTTATCAAGCTGAATTTGAGGTGACTTATGCTGACGCCAGTATTGAGACATTCCCAAACAACGGATATATCCGCGTCGAAATCATTAGCGATATTGCGTGAAGTCCGAGAATAAAGTTTTACTCAACTATGTGAGATATGCAAATGCCTGACGACGCGCGCTTAGCTAGAATTGAAGCCAAACTTGATCAAATGGGGGAAGCTATCGTTTCACTTGCGCGGGTCGAGGAACGTATGGGTCACGCTGTTTAATCGGCTCGACGCCATCGACAAAGATCGCGCAGCGCAGGTCAAAC